ACGAGGGTGTATTTGTTAGCTTCGTACCAAGCGTCTGCTTTTTCGGCGTAGCCTGACATATCTTTGTCCATGTCGTCGATCATGCCGATGAAGGATGCGTCTTCTGCTTGCGCTTCGCCGTTGGCTTTATTGTCGATACCGTTATTTAGCATCCACCCTGCCACTTCTTGGCGGACCCACCGTTTTAGTTTTTTGGGACCTCTTGGTAGGTGTGTATCGACAAGGAGCGGTTTTGGGAACGAGCCCTGTCGCGTCCTACGGTAGATGGTTTGTTCTGATAAGCCTGTCATTTCTGCGGCTACTGATACGTCAATTAAATCGCTCATTTCATGCCTCCATAGTTAATGAGTACGGAAAGACTACATGATAATATGCGATTAAGTCAAGCTTAGTGTACGAGGTCGTTACCTTCGTGGGTATATTGGCAATCTTCAACGTTAAACGCAGCATTCGATAGACATGACGAAAGCATGGTCATCGCGGTCGGCGTATCGGGTGAGACGGCCATCAGGTAGGAAAGAAGTTGCGTCAGTGCGCCGCCGATGGCGGGACCTGCGTCGAGTCCGAGATTATCGAACTCGTAGATCAAGTCTGTGGTGAGATCACAGGCGTCGAAGAAATCGGTCTTTGCTTTTTCTTCAGCCAAGGAGGATACGTTGCCAAGCTTTTTCAAGAGCAGTTACCTTTTGTTTGCGTTGCTCTATCTCTAGCGTACCATCTTTTTCAAGGCGCGTCATATAATCATTTACAAAATTATTTAGTGTTGCGACTGCTTCGCCCCATTGTATTTCGCTTACTCGCTTTTCGGCTTCCATGTATCTACCTCCGCATACCAGTTGCCCGTTTTGCTCTCGCAGACTTGAACGTTGATCCACTCATCCGTTTGCTCCGTGAGCCACGAGATGAGGTCTTCGCGCTTTAGGCTGATATTGCATTTGATCCAATCTGGTGCGTTGTCGCGTGGTTTTTTGGCTGATAGCCCGTTAACAAAAACTTTTGTCATTTTCTTCCTCCAAAGTAATGGCCCCCGGACGGGGGCAACCGAACCGGGGGCAAACTACGGAGGGCGACTTCACGTCGGGTATGTGTTGTCACCTGTAGTGTATTATGCACAAACGTATGCGATATGCAACACTTAATCGCATATATTGTGCAAGCCCTCGGCCTCGTCTACCTTATCTTGTATGGTTAGTTGGCACGTCTGACACTTACGCGTCAGGTTTTCTTCTGTCTTTTCAATAACTTGCAGGGTTTGTTCACACTTCGGACATTTATTCTGCATAAGTCTGCGGTGAATCAGGCCCTCTTCCTGTAATTGCATTCGAACCTCTCTGCTCTTTAAACTCCTGAAAAATCATGCGGAGTTGGCCGGAGATTGTACGGCCTTCGTCTTTTGACATTTCTTTGACCTCTTCGTACATGTCCCGCGGTACGAGTATGCTTTTCCAACGATCTGTATCCATTAATACCTCCATTACTGCGGTAACGTCTACGATAATATAAGATAATATGCAATGAGGCAAGAAAAACCCCGCCGAAGCGGGGTCAGTTTGAGGCAAAAGACCACAGGCGTGAGTCTTTCGAGCGATGTAAGGTGTAACTAGCAATTAATCTCTTTGGCTTCTCCCCAAGATGGACCCATGTCGATGTCACATTTGGAGGGCACTTCGAGAGGAACAGCCGTCTCCATTACTTTAGCAATTTCACGCGCTTCGTCAACAGTTTTGACAGACATTGCGATTTCGTCGTGAACTTGCAGCATGGGAAGTTTGCCCATTTTGTACAAATCAACCATTGCTTTCTTTGTCATATCCGCAGCACTTGCTTGAATTAAGCGGTTTAACGCCTTGTAAGTAAACGCTCTTTTCAGTCTGGTCGTTGGGCCGTGTTCCTTGACTGCTTCTTTGTATGGCAATGCTTTGTGCATCGCGAAGCTATCTGGCTCCCACATATCGAAGCGGCACTTGCGCCCAAGAATGGACCGGAGTGCGCCGGATGCGTCCTTTTCGTTGAGGCGATTCATGACGCCTGACATCAGACCTTTTACGAACGGTACGCGGTCATGGTACTGCTTAATGATCGACTTGGCCTCTTCTACGGGGATGTCGAGTTGTTCGGACAACTTGTTGACGCCCATGCCGTACATCATGCCGAGGTTGATGGTTTTGGCTTGCTTGCGGGGAATGTTTGCCATTTCTGCAACCATGGTATGGAAGTCTGTGTTTGCATCGCTGTTGTATGCGTTTACGAACTCTTCTGCGCCCCGCAGTGGCGTGTTGCGGCTTCTGCCGTAGACATGTGCGTAGTGGACCAAGATGCGTGGTTCTTGCTGCGAGAAGTCAATGGCTGCCCACTGTTCGCCTTCTTCTGGTAGGAACAGGCTGCGGATCATCGGTCCAAGCTCTGGGTCGCGGGCCGGGATTTGTTGCAGGTTGGGGTTGGACATTGAGAAGCGTCCGCTGACCGTGCCGCCATCGTCGGATCGGATTTGGTTTATGTGCGCGTGGATGCGTCCATCGCTGCGGCAGTGCTTCATAATGGTGTTGATGAAGGTTCCGGATGTCTTGTTGAGGTTTCGTGCTTCGACGACGAGTTTGGCGAGGGGGTGTTCGTGTTCTGCGAGGAACAGTTTCGTGAACGACGGTGCGCCTTTCTCGGTCTTTGGGTAGACGATATCGAGTTTATCGAAGGCTTTGGCGAGGGATTGCGCTGCCCAGATTTCGATATCGGTGCCTGCGAGGCGTTTAATTTCCTTCATGACGTCTTTTTCGCGCTTCAGGAGAACGTCGCGTGTGCGTTCGACGCGGTCTGTATCTACTCTGACGCCGCGGAAGGTCATATCGACCAGACAAGGCAGTAGGTCTAGTTCGAGGTTTGCGATATCCCACAGGTCCTCTTTACCTAACTGCACAGAAAAGTAATTCCACAGTTCGAGCGTTAACTCTGCATCGGCTTCCGCATAGGGGCCGACGTACATGGCAGGCATTTTCCACATCTCTGCTTTAGGGTCGATGCCGAACTCTCTTGCCGCTTCGACAAGGGCCTTTTCAGATTTGGTTTTGTTGAGGTGGTCATACGACAAGGCGTTCAGACTATAACTGAAGCGGTTCTCATCTAAGAGCGACGCAATAACCATCGTATCAATAATGCGGCCGTTGACGGTAAAGCCCATCTGCCTGATCCACCCCAAGTCATACTGCGCATTGTGCATGATCTTGTCGGCAGGGCATTCAAAGACCTTTTTGAGCCATCGGTTGACGATCTTCTCATCTAGGTTGCCGCCACCGAAGTGCCGGACAGGGATGTAACCTGACCAGTCTTCGGTCGCAATTGCGTAGCCCACAACCTCACCGTCGCCTGTCGGCCATCCCGGACCATTTTGCTTCAGGTTCGGGTCGCGTGTTTCGACGTCGATTGCAATCTTTTTAGCTGACGTTAAGTCAGGTAGTTCGATAGGTGGAACCCATTCGCTCTTAGGCGCGAACATTGCCATCTGTAGTCCTTGTGCCATTTCTAGCATCCTTTATTATTTGGTCGGTACTACGGTTTTGTAATGCTACAAATTCTGCTCCGAGTGCCGTGTAACCTGCCTTGTCGATCCATGAGTCCTCATGGTCGATTGTTTCTATGAGCCTACTGGTTTTGACCCAGTCCATCATGAGTGCCACGTGGGCCGGGGTCAAATAGCCGTGGCTGTTAAGTGCGCCACGTAGAATGATGTTCCAACCCTCTGCGATACGACCATGGTTGTCGTAGGCGTCACCATAATCTTTTGCCCGATCTCCATTGATGAGTTCGTTAGCTGCTTCGAGTGTTTCGGAACGGTTCATTAGTGTGTTCTCCCTTCATATCCTGTTAGTACAAATTCTTGTAATTCTGTGTCCCATGTAAAGTGGACGGCGGGGATGTCTTCATCCTTTGTGTGCGGGTACACCTTCTGACGGATTTCGTTCTGCGTCATTTGTTTGTACTCGTTGTACGTTATCTTCTTCATCGTCTTCATCCTTTGGGTAATAAACTTCAACGTGGCTTAGGCAGTTTGGGCAGTGCAGGTAGGTCACCATGGCGTATTTATCTGCGCCGGGTTCCCACTCTTCAAGGTCGCCATCGCTGCCCCAGATCAGCGGGGTATGACAGTGCCAACAATTCATTTGAATAACTTGCTTTCCCACTGACACACTTTGTCGATATGCGTGTGCCGTGTTGTTGGTGTTACCATGCCTATTTTTTCTACCCACCCTAGCTTTTTAAGCGAGGACATCATTGAACCCCAAACATTGTGATGGTGCGGCTCTTTCATACCTTGCGCACGACAATACGCACAGATTTTGCCGCCTTCGATTATTTTGTGTTCTGCGAGATACCGCGCCGCGTTCTGGTAGTATTCTTGTTTCCAGTCGTCGTCTGCGTGTATATACGCCCTTTCGATCTCAGCTTCGATAAACTCGAAGCGACTTTGTTCTTCGGTCATAGATCATAACTCCTTGATATGTCGTCCGGCTCGACAATGAACAGGTTCTTCTTTGTTCTTGTGACGCCCACATAGAACACGCGGTGCATATCATCCGGATTGATACGCATTTCTTCGTCGGCTGCGGGACTGATGTCCGTGAACAACACGACGTTTTCTGCTTCACCGCCTTTTGCACCGTGGATCGTGGACGCTGTAATGCGGGGAACTCCATTAAACTTTTCGCCCCGACGGAGCAGGGCCGTGATGTACGCTCTGTCTAGTTCTGGCAGTTTGTCCATGGCTTCGGACCAGATCATTTCTGGCGTGGCGAGTAGACCGAAGTTAACGATCAAGGTGTCCAAGTTAACAAATTGGTCGTCTTCGAGGCCCGGAAGCTTTTTAAAGCCCCGTTTGATGCGATTGCCGATAGACATAAAGCTGTAGATTTTGCGGGCTACCTCGCCTGTAATCTCTTCGCCTTTGCGCATTTGTTCCCAACCGTTGACGGCGTCGCTTATTTTTTCAGAGATGGACCGATGGCCGCGGTATGTGAAGAGGTATCCATTGGACCGTAAATCGGTGGTGACGGGATTTAATTGGTATCCTGCCTGCGATAAAATCAGCCAAGTACCTTGCGACATATCTAGGCTACTGATAGTGTTGATTCGCGTCACATTGCCGGGCTCACCACGGGGCTCGTATTTCTTCGGAAATCGTCGGTTAATGCGACGCACGACATTCTCTGCAATTGCATGAACACGGCTTGGTACACGGTAAGATTGGGACAGTGTTTCCGAACCGCCGGGCAGGTTGATGAAGTGATCTACGTCTGCGCCAGCCCAACGGTAAATGGCTTGGTCATCGTCGCCCGCGGCGTACATGCGCTTGGAGTTTTCATCCAAAATATGGGCAATGTCCCACTGAAGGGCACTAAGGTCCTGCGCTTCGTCTAAGAAGCACAGATCGAACTGCGGGCAGTATGTGTCGGACTGGTCTACAAAAGCTTGTAGCATGTCTGTGAAATCGTAGAGGCCCAGACCGTCTTTGTATTCACGTAAACTTTTGGACACAAAGTTTACCGTGTTCCAGTCGGCATCTATGGTGCTGTGATTATACTCGTCCCGCAGGTTTGTTTTCTTGAGCCGCGCTAGGTTGATGAGGCCGAGTATGGGGTCCGAGGCAGATACCATGTCTTGGATATCATTGCTTTCGCGCACTTTAGCTTCGTTGAGCGTGATCCCAATGGCGTTACCCAGTTCCTTGTAATTCTCTGGCTGCATTACCTGCTCAGGACGTATGTCGGTCATTGTGAGGGCCAACGAGTGCAGGGTTCGGAAGTAGATTAAGTCTTTCTTCGGGTCGAGGTTAAACCGCGCTGCGGCGCGTTCCTTGGCCTCTGTGGCGGCCTTCTTTGTAAACGCTAAGAAGGCAATGCGGTGGGGGTGCATACCCTTTTCCAACGCATCGTCTACCATATTAAGTAGCGTCGTTGTTTTCCCCGTCCCCGGCGGTCCAAATATCCGTAGCATTTGTTTCCCTCTGGTAGATTTGCTGTATGCGCTGCTTTGAAATCCCGAAGCGTTTGGCTACAGCGGTTTTTGTCATGCGTTGCTCGTCAATCAGACGAACAATCTCTCTATTGCGGTCGGATTTAGCGACGTTATTCAAAAAGGTGACTCCCCTTGGTTCCCAAATTTAGGCGTATTGAAGTCCATGTCCGCACTTTCGAAGGACGGTATCTGCCATACGCGGACCGCTCGGCCCTTAATCTTCAGCACAACGCTTTC